TTGCTGCTAACGATGGAAATGATACTAGCAAGGTTTACTGGTCAGACATAAATGACGAGACAGATTGGACACCGGGTGCTGCATCTCAGTCTGATACACAGATTCTTCCTGATGGTGGTGACATTACTGGTATAGCTGGTGGTGAGTACGGTCTGATTTTCTTGGAACGTGCTATCTACCGGATGACCTATACAGGCTCACCATTCTTCTTCCAGTTTGACGCTATTTCACGGTCTTTGGGCTGTATTTCTAATGGATCTATCGCTCAATACGGCAACCTAACGTATTTCCTTGCAGACGATGGCTTTTATGTCTGTGATGGTCAGTCAACGAAGAACATAGGTAGCGAGAAAGTAAACCGCTGGTTCTTTGACAATGCTATCCCCGGTGAAATACTTACAGGGATGAGTGCGACAGTTAATCCTGTTACTAAATTAATAATATGGAAGTTTAATAATACGTTTGGTGGTAAGACTATGCTGATGTACTCGATTGACCTTAGCAAATGGTCATACGCAGAAACTACAGCGACATCAATTGCTTATGTATTAACACCTTCCGCTACGTTAGAGCAGGTAGACAACTATAACGCAAGCATTGATGCGCTTGATATTCCTCTGGATTCGCGTGTTTTTGCTGGTGGACAATTGTTATTTGCTGGCGTTAGTGAACAGAAGATTATTACTTTTTCAGGCCAGCCTAAGACTGCGAACATATCAACGGGTGATATTGATGTAGGCAGGTCTACGGTCATGCTAGCAAAGCCTATTGTGGACGGTGGTAGTGGTTCTATAGCTATTGCAAGCCGGGATAATCTTGCTGAACAAGTGGAATTTAGCTCAGATACGGCTGCTGATGCAGAAAACCGTGTGAGCTTGCGGTCTAACGGTGAGTACCATCGACTAAGGCTAACTCCTACTGGGGCTAACTGGAAAACTGTTGTTGGCTTAGAGTTTGACGTTGTTAAACAGGGTAACCGATGACTCAGTTCCGTACATTACCGCCATTTGGTAGCGATGCTCGTGGTGTTGCTGAGGTGGTTCGTGGGATTATGGACGGCAAGACCAATAATATCGGTCGGATTACGTTAGCCACAGGAAATGTAGCTACAACCACCATTAACAACGAGCGTATAGGCTTTGACAGCCTGATATTCTTGGTTCCGGTGTCTGATGCTGCTGAAGCTGATTCTACGCCTTACGGAGCGTTTCAGGACTCCACAGACCAGACTGCTGCTAATACCACGACTGCTTATGCGGTGACATTAAACACCACTGACTTTAGCAATGGGGTTTATGTTTCTAATAGCTCAAGGATAAATGTCCGAAACTACGGTATTTACAACCTGCAATTTTCTATTCAGTTTAAGAATACGACTAACGATGGTCAAGACGTAGACATATGGTTCCGTAAAAACGGTACAAACATTGCAGCATCTAATAGCCGGTTTCATATACCAGCCAGAAAAAGCGGCGGTGATCCTAGTCATTTAATTGCTGCGCTTAACTTTTTCCTTGAGCTTCAGGCTAATGATTACGTTGAAGTTATGTGGCGGGTTACAGATACAGGCGTTTCTATAGAGCATTTTGATACGAGTACATCTCCTACTCGCCCGGCAGTTCCTAGCGCAATTGTTACCATGAGTTATGTTGCCCCAGCAGCAACTTCCAACGTGTATGTTTCCAGCCAACAGCAAGGAAGTGCTACTCTTACGCACTGGTCAAACAATACGGCAGACAAAACCTATGGTTACATTGTGGTGGGCTAATGGAGTTTAGGTACATACCTGTAGAACAACTTAGGAGCTGGTGGCCTACAGTACGCCCCGGTTTAGATGAAATCAAAGGGTATAGCCCAGAAAACTGGATAGTAGAAGATGTGTACACAGACTGCTTTAACCAAAAAGCAATGCTGTGGGTAGGACTAGAGAACAACCACTTTAAGTGCTTCTTTATCCTACAGCCTATGGGCGAAACAATGCACCTATGGGCTGCTTGGTCGTTAGAAAATAATTATCAAATTGTTGAATCTGGATTAAAATACATAAAAGACATCTGCCGTCAAGGTAATGTCAAATATCTAACTTTCTCTAGTCATCGTCGAGGATGGCAACGTAGGGCGAAACAACTCGGTTTCCGTCCTAAACAATGGATTTGCGAGGTGTAATATGGGCGGTGGTGGCGGTCAACAAACTAGCACAACAACAACGAGCATTGATCCAACAATCAAGCCGTATGTTACTTATGGACTAGAAGAAGGTAAGCGCCTTTACGAGTCTGGTACGCCTAGCTTCTTTCCCGGTCAGACCTACGTTTCTCCGTCTCAGGCTACTCAATCAGCCCTGCAAATGGCTCAGGAACGGGCTATGGCGGGTTCTCCGCTAGTTCGTTCAGCACAGCAAGAACAACTAGCTACGATTCAAGGACGAGGCGTTAATCCATTCCTAGAGGGTGCTTTGGCTGGCGTTAATCGTCAGGCTCGTGAGCAATTTACTGAAGGTGTTCAAGGTCTTCAGTCTAAGGCTTCCTCGATGGGTCGTTATGGCTCTGCTGCTCAAGCCGAACAAGAAGCTCGCGCTCAAGACGTATTTGCTCGTGCCTTGGCTGAACAAGGGGGTCAGTTAGCCTACGGATCGGCTGAAGCTGAACGTGCTAGACAGGTTGCTGCTGGTCAGGCTGCTCCTGCAATGGCTGCTTCTGATTATGCTGATATTCAGAAACTGCTTACAACAGGTCAGGCTCGTGAACAGTATTCCTCTGCTGAACTACAAGACGCAATTAACCGCTTTAACTTTGAGCAGAACTTGCCACAGATGAAACTTAATCAGTTTGCTAACTTGTTTAGCAGTGTTCCTCAAGGGACTCAGACTGTTCAGCAAGCTACGCCATCGGGAGGTAAATAATGGCTGATCCTATTACTATGGCGGTTGTCGGTGGCTCTATTGGCGCTATGACAAACAAGAAAGATCCACTTAAAGGTGCTTTGTTAGGTGCTGCTGGTGGTTATGGTGGTGCTACGTTGATGGGCGCTAGTGGCTTAGGTGCTGGTGCATCTAGTGGTGTTTTGCCTAGCGCATTGTCTGGATCGACAACAATTAATGCTGCTGCTCCTATGGCTGGTCAGGCATTTGTAAATCCTGTGGCTACTGCAATGACCACTGGCCCTAGTGGTGCAATTAGCGTTGAGGCTGCTAAAACTGGTTTGTTTGGCGGTGCAACTCCATTAACTAATGCTGCAATGCAAGGTCAGGGTTTGGCTCAAACTGGTGCTATGCAAAGATCATTGTCGTTAGGTATGCCGGGAGTAGAAGCATCATCTTTGTATGAGCCTACTTTTATGGATAGAGTTGGCTCTGTTAGTAAATACGCTCAAAATAACCCATATCTTACGCAAATGGCTATGCAATCGGCACAGCAAGCGTTGCAACAGCCTGAAGCTCGTATGGCTCCTGCTGGTCAAGTAAGTCGTGGTCAGATTCAAGGTGGTGATTACATGAGTCTGCTAAATCCACAGCAAGGGTCAGTAATTAGACCGCAACCGATTTCCCTATTAGGGTGATATATGGCACTTTCAGATTACATTCCTAATGTCTTTGGTCAAGCGGCTCCTAGCTATCTTGGGGGATTGCTTGGCGCTGAAGAAACTCAGAACTTACAGAACCGGGCTAATGTTCAGGGCTTGCTAGGTGCTGGTCTTGCACTAGCTCAAGGCATGAGCCGTACTGGCCCTCGTCGTTCTGCTGCTGAGAATATCTTAGGTGCATTGGCTGGCGGCTTTGGCGCTGCTGGTGGTGCTTACGAGCAGGGCGTTAAGAATTACGTTACGCAGCAACAGATTGCACAGACTCAATTGGCACAGACTCAGGCTGCAAATAAGTTAAGAAGCATTGCTGAAGCTAAAGCAAAATATCCAGACTTGGCTCAATTGGCTGATATTGATTCCGGTAAGTTTGCTGAAGAAGTAGCACTTAGAGAGCGTCTTAAAGGTATTGGTGGAACTCAAGCAGGACAAGAACAAACTGTAGAAGGTTTACGCGCTATAGCTGACAAATATTACGCTGCTGGCCCTAACTTTAAGGCTCTTGGCGATTCATATACAAAGAAAGCTGATTTACTACAAATGAGTAAATTAGCTAACCTTACTGGAAATGAAACTCCAGATCAGCTTTTTGCTCTGTCAAGAACTGCTGTTGCTAATGGAAATAAAGATCTTGCTGATAGATTGCAATTACTTGCAGAACAGAAGCAACTTCAGCCTCCTCAAGCTCCTGTGGTTCAACCAACTGCGGAACAACCAGCTCCAGTACAGCCTAGATTAGAGCCGGGATTAGGGGTAACTTCTAAAGGGGATACATTTAACGGTGTTCCTAATTACGCTGCTGGTGAAAGATATGTTGATGAGGCAATGCACCAAAAGGCACTAGAGTCGCAAAGAACTTTGCCACCAACTGTTGTCCAAGCTAGTGGAAAACTAGGACAACTTCAATCAGATATAAATTATATTGATGCTGAACTTGCAAGAGTTCAAGATCCACGAATAACGCCACCAACAGAGGCAAACACAAGGTATCAAACTAATCTTAAATCTCGCAGAGAAATATTACTGAAAGATATTGATCGTTATTCAGTAATGGAATATGACTTTACTGACTTAAAGTCATTGCCAAATAAATATCAAGCAGAGGTTAAGCAACTTGAGAAGCAAGCACAAGGTGGCACTTTAGATTCCAATGGTTTGAATTCGCGTATTCAAACACTTTATACAAGACTGCAAGAAGACGAAAAAGGCAGGGCATTAACTGGCAACGCGGCTGTTTTTGCTCAAATGAAGTTTGGCGTTACTGATAGAAATAAACTTAGCGGCCCACAACTTGCTGAAATATTGCGCTTTGAAGATGCTCCTACTGCGGATCAGTTAGCTAAATTGCAGCAAACAAATAGGCAGCTTCAGTTTGACACAGGTGCTGGCGTAGGGTTGCCTTCTGGTAAAGGTAGTTTTATTACTGGTGGCACTACTACAACTACTGAAATTGCCCCTCAACCTGCTGTTACTAGGGAACCTACTGCTACTAGAAAACCTACTGTTGTTAGAGAGCCTACTGCTGCTAAAACTACTGCTGCTGTAACTAATGTACAGACATTTACTCAAGCTGCGCCAAAATTTGCAGCTCCTGAGAACGCTCCAGCAGAAACAAAAGCGTTTTATTCATACAATAAAAATGCCTTGATTAACCAACCTGATTCTAAATACTCTCCTAAGAAAAAAATGGAGTTAAGAGAAAAACAGGCTCCATTGCAAAGTGCTGTTAATTATTCTCTTACGAGTATCAAAGACTCCCTTGACGCTGCTCAAGCACTAAAAAATAATCCTCAATATATTGATGCGTTGACTGGCAGATTTTCTCCTTTGCTTACTGGCACTGTTGGCGGAGTAGTTATAAGTCAAGATGCAAAAACAGCAAATGCTTTGCTTGAAAATATTTTGACAAGAACATTTGTTAGTGAGATACAGGCAATGAGAGATGCTAGTCCAACTGGCGGTGCTGTTGGTAGCGTTACAGAGAAAGAAATGGATGCTCTTTCTAGAATTAGAGCTTCTCTTTCTGTTGGTATGAACAAAGACGAATTTATTAAACAATTGGATAATTACTTGTCTATTGCTAATAGATCTCTTAAAAATATCCCAGTAGAATATTCTAAAACTTTTGGTTATAACGGTGAGTTTGACGAAATACTTACTAAACCAGCAATAAGTACAAGCAGAACTTCTGGTCAAGATCCAGTCCAACAGGAATTAGATCGTAGAAAAGGAAGGAAGCCATAATGGATTTATCCAAAATTTCTACCAAAGATCTTGAATATATCAATGCGGGTCGATTGGATAAAGTGTCTACTGCTGGCTTAGAAGAATATTCTAGGCAGCAGTCATACATTCCTACATCTGAAGTTATACCAAGAGCGATTCAAAACTTTCCATCGTCATTGGGTAATGTTTTTAGTTCTATTAAAGAAGCAGTTACTAGCCCATTGCAAACAGGCAGGGCAATTCTTGACGTTGCTGCTGGTGGATTACAGAACATTTTGCCTGAATCGCTGGTTAAAGCTGTTGGTGAGGACAAAGCTTCTCGTGAGGCTGCAAATAAAGTTGCCCAGTTTTACGTAGAAAGATATAACGGTATAGAGAATGCTAAAAGAACTATTGCCAACGATCCTGCTGGTTTTTTAGCTGATGTTTCTACGATTCTTACGGGTGGCTCAACAGTAGCCCCTAAACTCGCAAAAGTTGCATCTTTTGTTGATCCTGTCTCATTAACCGCTAAGGCTGTTGTTGGCACTACTAAGAAAGTTGGAGGATTGTTAGCTCCAACATTAGGTGCTACTACTGGCGTTGGTTCTGAGGCTATTAAAGAGGCTTATAGATCTGGTAAGGCTGGCGGTACAAAGGCTGAACAATTTAGAGAAAATATAAGCGGTTCTGTGCCATTTTCTGATGTTCTTAATGATGCAAGACAAAACCTTGCAAATATGAATACTGCAAAGCAACAGCAGTATAGGTCTGGCATGGTTGATATTAAGAACGACAAGACAGTTTTAGATTTTGCTGGAATAGATCAATCATTATTAGATGCTGCAAATAAGACATCATATAAAGGTCAAGTTAAGAATGTTGTAGCAGCAGAGAAACTCCAAGAAGTGCAAAAAATAGTTGGTGATTGGAAAAAACTTGATCCTGTTGAATATCATACTCCAGAAGGTATAGATGCTCTAAAGCAGCGAGTTTATGATGTTCTTGAGACAATACCTTTTGAGCAAAAAACAGCTAGGTCTGCTGTTGGTGATGTTTATAGTTCGATTAAATCACAAATTTCAACACAAGCTCCAACCTATTCAAAGGTGATGAAGGATTATGCCGAGGCATCTGAGCTTATTAAAGAAATTGAAAGGTCTTTAAGTTTAGGTAAAAAGGCTTCTGCTGATACTGGATTGCGTAAATTGCAGTCAATTATGCGTAATAACGTAAATACAAATTACGGTCAAAGAGCAGATTTACTTAATGTTTTAAATCAATCAGGAACTGATATTACTTCTGCGTTGGCTGGTCAAACTTTGAGTGACTTTACGCCTAGAGGGATTCAAAGATCTTTGTCTCTCCCAACTAGCTTGGGCGCGTTTTCTTTAGGTGGATTACCTGCTGCGATTGGTTCGCTTGCCGTATCATCTCCTAGGGTAGTTGGTGAAACTGCTTATGGGCTAGGATTGCTTGGTAGAGGTGCTGAAGCTGCTACAAAAATTCCTATGGCATTTGATCCTAGGACTTATTCTCTTTTATATCAATCTGGTCAAATTAAAGACAGATAAGGTGAAATAATGGCAAAGAACAAGATTAGCGAATACAGCGCTACTGCTGCAAATAACACTGACATAGGTGGTATTAACATAGCAGAGGGTTGCGCTCCGTCTGGCATTAATAACGCTATTCGTGAGTTAATGGCACAGCTTAAAGACCAGCAAGTAGGAACTGATAGCGATAACTTTACGGTAGGCGGTGGGTTTACTTCGGTTGGCGCTGCTGTGTTTTCTAGTACGGTTGCTGTAGGTGGTGCTATTTCTTTGGCATCTGCTTTACCAGTAACGTCTGGAGGCACTGGTTTAAATTCAGTAACTACAGGCGATATATTGTATTCAAGTGCTTCTAACACGCTGGCTAAATTAGCTGGCGCTGGCACAACGGGTCAAGTGCTTTTGTCTGGGACTTCTGCCCCATCATGGGGTAAGGTAAGTCTTTCAACTGCTGTCTCAGGTACGCTTCCGATAGCAAATGGTGGAACAGCATTAACTAGTGTTGGTACTGATGGTCAGGTTCTTACTTCAACTGGAACAGCCGCTGCATGGGAATCAATACCCGTTCAACCTTCTGTTGGCGTAGGTCAAACATGGCAGAATGTTGCTGGCTCTAGATCTTCAAATGGAACGGTTTACACTAATTCTACTAGTAGCCCAATTATGGTTTCGTTCACTTCAGGTGGCGGGGCT